TAAATTGCGCAATGTTCAAAATGAGACACTATAAAATATCAATCAAAAACCTTGAAAAGTGTTACCAAAATATGAATAAAATAAAATCAAAAAATATCGATTTTTACGTAATTTATGCCTTAAATATGATATTTTTTTAGGCTCGTTATATTGCACCTGGAAGGTTAATTATATTATACGCTCAGTGTTTATTTTTTTTTCTACGCATACGATTTCGGTGTGCTAATTTGTCTCGACTGAGCATATCCGCTGCGCACTTGCGCAAATGAATTACATTCATATCTTCTGGCCACCACTCCAAAAGTAGTATACAATGAGTCTCATTTCTGACATCTCTAGCAAATTCACAATACTTCTCAGGATGATGAGATAATATGCATTTTTTAGCGTAAATCACTGGGGCATCCTAAGAGTAGAATATGTAGAATATGTAGAATATCTCTTTTCTTTCCTCTATAAACCACACCAAACATATTCTACTTTTATTTTTGTAGTAGAATATCATATTCTACGTTTTCTACATATTCTACTTCTCAGGTGCGCCATGCTTATTCCAATATTCCATCAATTTCACTAGAAAGTTTACGATAATGCCCATGTTCAATCTTTTCAATCAAACCTTGCGCAATCATTTTATCGATCCAATTATAAGTTGCGCCTTTACTAGTCAACTTCATCACTTCTTCCAGCGCTACCTGGAAAGATTCCCAACTAAAATTATCGCCTTCACATACAATCGCTTTCAACACTCTCTCTTCATTTGACTCTTTCGGATCAGTGTACCAAAACATCTCATTTTTTGGCAACGGTCTTAAGTACTCAAACATCAAAGTCTGTGCTTCATTTTCATCTAAAAAATTATGCAGTTTCAACGCCAGTGGAATGCCATGAAACTTACTGTGCGCTCGCACCTTCGTAACCTTCAAAACCTTCACACCTTCCGCACGCTTCGTACTCGCAATTTGACAAATCGCATCTAGTGAGTTTGTTAAACTAGATCCACCTAACACCTGACTAACATCTAATGGCACTGGTAGATCCATCTTTTTATGATGACAGACCAATATAATAGCTACGCCATACGTATGCTTCAAGTTCATTAGCTTGCGCAGTACGTCCATAAGAAACTCATTCCGAGAAACATCAACGCCTACGCTGGTATACAAGTTGTCAATTACTAAAACATCCACATTTGTATGGCGTAAGTTCGCTTCAATCTGCTCATATTTATCGGTAAATAAATCCATCTGACCAGAACTCAGTATAAAGCAGTTCTCATTAAAAAGTGGAGCTTCCACTGGGTATTTCTCTTTTATCGATCCACTGGTCACACGTATCAGATTACTAAAGGATTCATCTTTCAACTCAAACTGTACGTGCATCACACGTTTCGGCTTTGGAATCTTAAAGTTCAGAAACGGCACTCCCATCGCAATACTGGTACTAAGCTGCAAACTAAACACTGACTTACCTACGTTGGTACTTCCAGCAATACCTAATATATCTTTCTCAAACAAGAGTCCATCTACAATGGGAACTGGCGGATCTTTAAATACGGTCATAAACGAGTCTGGACTGAACACAGGCATACCGCCCAGATCTCCAGGATCATCTCCGAATGGTTTGGCCATATCGTAAAGATCTTCTAGTGTACCACCAAGAAAATGATCGGTTACATCATACTGATCTGGCACGCCATTCCATTCTACAATCGACACTTCGCAATCATCAGACCACAACTCCTTCGCTACTTTTAACGCACCTTTACGTCCTTTATCGTCATTATCGTAGGCAATAACCACCTTATTATATTGTGATAGCATAGTTAAATCAGAAGGCAGTGCGCCAGCGCCACTCGTAAAAGTAATAGCTGACGCACCATGACAGTTCGCAGTGATGGCATCTTTTTCGCCTTCACACAACAACAAAGTATCACAAGGTTTGAGGTACGTGGGAGATGGATATACCTTGCACTTTGCGTCTCCAAACTGTGGGCCTTTATGATGTTTGATGTGTTCATCATTAATCTTAAACACTAATTGTAACTTGCGATCTTTATCACGCTTAACACCGAGTCCAAACCGATTCTCCAGCGCCACCTCGTTCCACGGTAACTTTAATTCTTTAAATAATTCGCCATAATTCTTAACAAAATTAATTCTAGCATCATCATAACCACTCTTTTCTAAAGTTTTTGAAGGTTCAACTAACTCAGTTTTAGATAGTTTATATTCTTGTTTGGCAAGTTTTGGTCGATATCCATCAAATTGCCAATCTTTTAAACACTTCATACAGTATGCATACTTCTCATTAATCTGCACCGTACCTTGTACACGTTTTTTACCATCGTCACACAAAGGACAAATAGCACGATTATTTCTAATAGTGCTAAATATTTCTTCTGGGCGAATCACAAAAGCGCTTTAAGTTTATTAAGCGCCACGCAATGCTTAAAAACTTGCGCACCAGCGTCAATCTTTGCACGGTCAATATGATGCTGATGAAACTTACCATCTTCCTTACCAAAACGCATAATAAGACCATGAGATACTTTGGCTTTAGGTTGTGCTGCTTCATACATAAACACGTATGCACCTAGCTGGACAATCATTTCTGGATATGGACCATACTTACTAGATTTCCAATCTACCACAACCAACTCACCTTTTATACGCGCAATACAATCAATAGTGCCACCAACACGTAAATCTTCATTCACGAGTGCAAGCTCGGAAACTAATGGCTTAAAATCAGTTTTATTTACCCAGTTCATATATCCACCAAACGCAATCAACGCTTGTTTCTCCTGGTTCGGTGTAAAATCCTCTGTGCTGACATCAAAACCTTGTATATGACCTTGAATTAATATATGCAGTAGCGTACCGATCTGCCCAGCTTCACGCATCACTGCGTCACTATCCTCGCCAGCCATTGTTACACGCTTTGCCCACGCAATTAATGTGTTTTTATTCCATCCCAACATATTGCCAATAATAGTAGTCACACTTGCTGCGCGCTTACCATCTTTTAGCTTATAGTTATTTCCATGTAACTTAGTATTTGCCATAAAATTTCCTTTCCACGTATTGTATTGTTAAACTTACCATCATCATTATAATAAACACTGATACTGTGACTGCAAGTACAGCTAGACTCAGTATAAATGCTTCTACAATCCACTCAGAAATATTCATTAATATCATCGATTTTCCTCTCTATCCTATGCAACCTGACTACAATACTGACAAAAAAAGCAAGCATCATTAATACAAACGCTTCCCATCCCAGTATAAAAGTCAAGTTGTCGTTAAACAAACTATCCCAATAATGTTTGATCATTCCATCTCCTTATTTTGTAACCGCAGAGTTATTTTAGCGCCAACCAAAATATTTGCGATCTTTTTTCAAAAAAATCTTTACTCTGCGGTTGTTTATAAATGTTTCGCCCACATGGCTGCATCCACCTACTATTTTTCATTATATTTTGTTATTTGCATTTTAGTGGGCGAAGTCTTTCTGCTACGGCTTGTACCACGTTAACCGTCACTGCGTTACCGCACTGCTTATATCTTTGCGTGTCACTCATCGGCACTACTTTGCCATTCATTACACCTTCACTAGTCCAACCATCTGGAAAACCTTGTAAACGCTCACATTCTGTTGGTGTTAAGCGCCTGATGTTGGATTTAACTTGCACGCCATGTTGATCTTGTCCAGTTAAGGTAAACATCGGTTCGCCATCTTCTTTAAATCTGCGCCCATTTTGTCTTTTTTCAGGACGATTTGGTGTTAATACTGGTTTGACTTGATAATAGCCACTCTCGTGTGTATCTAAAGTTTTTGAGATACCATCACTACTATACACTCGTCTTGATGCTTCAAATTCAACTTCTTTTTCATAAATTTCAGTAACGTGTTTATCATAGGTGTCATCAAAGCCTAAATATTCTTTTAATAATAACCAGTGTTCTGGACTTGGCACTGCTCGATACTTATCACTTCTAAAATAATGCTCTACCTGAGTTTTTGGTAAACTAAGATTAGTCGCAATATCCTGGATAGTTTTGCCATGCTTATTTGCTTTTAAATACTCATTAATTTCTTTTGGTGTGTCGTGACTACGTTTTTTAGCAGTAATTTGCAAATCACCTACTTTATACAACCCAGTCTTAGCGCCCATACCACCGCCATATTTTATAGTCCTAGACAATCCATTTGAATCATAGACTCGAGTAGCTTCACTGTCTTTACCTATTATTCCAATTTGATTTAATTCTGCAATCATTGTTCGTTTACCATCTACTCCTTTGTAATATGATGCGTCAATATAGGAGACGGCATTCCTCGTTCTTTGCTTACCATTAACTGCTTTACGCTCTTCTCCGATAGGAAATACTTTTGATCCACGTCCACTTCCAACATATCCGACAAGGTATATCCGCTCTCTATTTTGGGGTAGAAACCAGCGAGTATTGAGTAACTGGAATTCAACGGTATAGCCAATGTCGGTAAGAACTCGGTAGATTGTAGCAAATGTTCGTCCATTGTCGTGACTAAGTAGGCCTTTAACATTTTCGAGTACAAAATAGTCGATTGGTTTTCTGTGTTCTCTGAAATACTTGAGAATCCTTGCGATTTCAAAAAAGAGTGTACCTCTAGTGTCATCGAAACCTTGTCGTTTTCCAGCCACGCTGAATGCTTGACATGGAAATCCTCCACAAAGGAAGTCAATGTGATCTGGTAATTGTTTTGGTTGAATAAGGTTAACATCGCCTAACTCCTCTGCATTTGGGAATCTATGTTTATACACTGCGCTGGCGTACTTATCAATCTCACTGAATCCCACCCAGTCAAATTCAAATCCAGCTTGTTCAAAGCCTTTATGAAAACCACCAATTCCACTAAATAAATCAAGTAGTTTCATTCACGCACTTCGGACAAATCTTAACTTCCTTGCCATACCTCGGTATCACACCTAATGGATGAATCTTGTACGGTGTCATAAAAACCTTTACACTCACTCTTTCCCACGTCAATTTGCACTTTGGACACGCTTTTATACTGGTGTCTACTGGTTGCGTTCTTCCTCTTCTCTCTGTTTTTTGCATTCTTCCCTCACTTGTTTAGTTAAATCATGTTCTCTTTCGTTACGATCCACCCAAGCAGCAAACAGCACTTCGCTATTTTTCTTGTTCTTGAGTAGATTATTCACACTTTCTATTAAATGTTTATATTGCTCGCCATAGGCATAGCTATCGGCAGTTTGATGATCTTCAGTGTCATACTGAACACTGGCTACGAAATATGCGTCTCTCATAATCCGCAGAATCCTTCTTCACACATAAACAGTTCTCCTTGATCTACAAATTCAACATCTTTTAATGGCTTGCATGATCGATGTACATAAATTGGTTCTTTAACACCTTTTTTAGACATATCACGTATAGATTCGTCCACTTTAACTGCTTGATCCCACGCTTCTGGATGCACTTCTTTTAATTCTTTCCAGTTTTTATCGCTGTGATAAGGACAAAACACACAACTAGATTTAGGTGGCACTGGAAAGTTTTTTTCTTTAAATAGTTTTATACAATTTGAGCGTGTCATACGCTCTTCAATTAATGGATAGTAATAATCAATGCGTGGTAATTGACTAATTTTCATTCGTTGTATTTCATCTAACGATATACCTAACCACACTTGAGTCTTAGGCATATGCTTATGTTTTTTTAATCCATGCAAATCACGTATTTTTTGTACTACTGGTTCAATTTTATATTCCGCGGTACATTGCCGTCTTATCATACCACCATTTTTACTAAAAGCTGGTATACTGGCCCATCTATGACCAGTAGAGTTAGATTTATTAAGAATATCTTTATATAGATTTTTTTCTGTGGTAATATGAATTGGTATGCCATTATTATATTTGGCCCAGTCTTTTAATAATTCTAAAATTTCATATGTACGTGGTAACTCTGCTCCAGGATCAGCAAATACTGCGTGATCAGCACGTTCAATACGTCCAAGTGAACTCATCATATACATTGCAGTGGATTGAACTCCGACTCCGAGTGATATTACTTTCATCATCAGCTAAATTCAGGAAATCGACTATAGCTATAAAACCATTTCCTACCTTCATTTTGATTGTTAAGTGCCGTGCGTAATGCAAGGCTAATAGACCGATTATTTTCAAACGGTACATAAGCAATAATATCTTCTGGCTGGTAATAGATTGCGATAATATCCACACGTCCAGTATCAATATATTTTCTAGTGTCAATCTCAAGACTTGTCTCAGTTTTTAGCTTATACGCAGTCTTAACCTGTACTTTCTTAATAATCCCAGTATGGCACTCAACAATAAGATCCACTTGCGCAGTATCGACTTCTGGTATATATATATTGTAGCCGACAGACACTAAATCTTTACGCACCGCCAACTCGCCTACCTTACCTTTATTACCACTAAGCAAAGAGTGACCTCAAAGATTTTAGTTGTGATTGTTCTAAGATATACTTTTGACCATAACCCATGTCACGTACATTGCTTTGATTAATTAATTGATCTGCTAATGCACCGCCTAGAATGGTAAAGTCTGGAAATTGTGAATAAACTAGTATATAAAGATCTGCATCTTCAATGCGTGCATTTAGTTTAGCTTGTAAATATCCAGGATTATATGTGGTGGTTTTAACATCAATTTTTTTATTCTTAGCCACTAAATCATAACCACGATGATGTGGCCCAATAGATAGATCTGGAAATCTATTTAAATATCTACAGACTGCAATCTCTCCACCGATGCCATTTATATCGACATCAAGTGTGCGCTTGCCATTAGATTTTACTCGGTTTTTAGAGTTTTGTACCATCCGCGCCATTCCTGACTGCGCGGCTAGATTCCTCTCCGATTCGTTTAGTGTTATTGTCATTTGGTTGTGGTGTTGTTTCTGTTTTAAGAGCGCTATATAGAATCATGTAATTGCATACATCATGCGCACGAGATTCTATCTTTTCATCGGATACAATTGTACCAGTCTTCGCATCATTACATATGGCATCAATATGTTTTAATACATATGTCATTAATGCTTGTTCTGGTGTAGTTCCAAGACGTTCCGCAACGTGCTTGAAATTGAATAAACGATCTGGATTAGAAATCGTATACTCCTCGGACTTTTTATCACTAAGTGATAACGCATCTGTTAAAAATTTCTTTCTGTAATCTCTAAATTCTTTAGTGTTCATTTCTCTAATCTCGATTGATCGCGTTTTTTAAATAACTCTGCAATCTTACGCAGTCTACTTTTTTTCTTCGCAGATTCTTTATTTTGCAATTTTGTATTGCGTCGCATATTTAAGTTCTTTTTAAGTTTTTTCTTACGTGCTTTACGCTTCGCTATTTTTCTCTTCGTCATCAATTTCTTTCTCTATTTGTTCCCAGTCCACCATTTCACTTAGTGTATCTGCCTTAAGTTTTAATGATCTAATTTGAGCATCCATCTCAACAATTGCTTTGTCTCTACTACCGTACTTTTCTACGTACTTTTTAATTACATCTATTTTATACTGTTTCCAGTTACTCATTTTCGCTCCTGGTGTTCATCTACTGGATCATGCGGACTGATATAATCTTTACGTGGATATAGAATTCTAATTACCTCATCACACACTTCCATCGCTATGTCCACACGTTCTCCCTCATTTATCCAGCAATTGTTTTGTTTATTTATATGTTTAATCAATGCTTTTTCCACTGCGTTACTAACCACATCTATTATTTTAAGTTTGGGCGAGATCATGGCTGATTACCACCGTGCGTAGGACAATTATTTTCACTTTTGACCTCGCCTATTAATTTTTGCATCATATTATTATCTACAATCCATACCCACGGTTTACGATCTTGCCTGACCATGACTACGTTTGCGTTTTTAAATTCTAAATAACTCGCAATCTTCTTGCGCCTTTTGACTTGCACTAAGAGTGTCAAATCATCTTTAGTGGCCTTTACATCTATATCACTGGCTTCGCCAAATGCACGACCATCAGAACCAAAACTACGTTTGGCATCAAAGCCGAGGTCTTGAAGTATTTTCACGACCTCGACTTCTCCAGAATAACCTTTACGTGATGCGCTACTTGGCATTAAAACGGCAAGCTATCCGCATCTGATTGCTCAACAGTCTCAAAGATTTTCTTAGGATCATAATTCTTATTAAAATCTTTAATAGTTGCAATCGCTTCTTTAGGTAGCGGTGTCTTTGGGCATGGCACTACATTATATGATGTTTCCATACCTTCGCCATTCTTATTTACAATCACATCATACTCAGTCAGGTTTCCCCAGTCTGAATTATCTTCTAGTGATTTAAGAGCTTTATGCACCGTAGACTGTGTAATCTCAAGGATTCTTACTCTATCGTTATTCCATACGATCATACTCCAGAATAACTTAGGTTCTGATCCATCTGCTGCTTCGCTTGCTTTTGCAATACGCGTTGGTGTCTTATCTTCCCAGTATATATAACCGAGTGTTGGCTTGGACACCATGCGAAAACGATTCTCGCCTTTCTCGAATTTCATATAAGAACTTTCCGAACTCTCTGAAATTTCGATATCATCTAATAATCCCATTTATTAACTTCCTTTGTTGTCTGTTATATAAAAACAATGTGGTGTTGTTTGATACAGAACGCGCATAGCCAGACTAGTTCTGGCTTTTGCGTTTCTGAACGTCATATCCACGCCTATCAATTAACGCTTCAATTTGTTTTAACTTACCTTCACACACTGTACCATTTATACCTATATCAGCTTTGCGCCTTCCAGGTATATAAGTTTCACTTGTAATCATTAGCTTGCGTAACTCAATAGCTAATTCAATTCTTTCTCGTTTATCTTTAATCTTAAATAAATAATGTTGGAGCATATGGGCGATACTATGACGCGAGGTAGTAGTTGTGAGGTAATGTCATGTTTAATTGCACCGCCCATATTTTGCGGATGTTACGATTTCAGTAGTATTATCAATACTAGTTCTACTCACTAGCCATCGATTACCAAATCGTTTAATCTTTAATTTTTTATTTTCTACATTACTTTTAGTGAGTTCAATGGCATTAATAATAGAGCGCTTTGATACACCTAAATATTCAGCAGCTTGATCCATATTTAACCATTCTTGTAATGAGCCTATTTTCCTGGCCATACTATTTCCTTAATATCTTTTCGCAACACTAAAGCTACTTTTATTTTATGTTCGTAGCGAAACTTACGCTTGCCATTTATCATCCTACTTAGCATACTAGGACTTAGTGCTATCTGACGAGCTAATGAACGTAAACTTATTTTATTATTTGTCATCAAATCTTGTAGCGTAATTATTGTTTTGTTGCGTTTTGTAATCATATTCTATGGTTAGTTTATAACTTAATGTTGCCTTTAAAAAGTATTTTTTTCTTTTTTTTACATTTTATTACATTTATATTCAATTATATTCAACGTGAGGTTTAATATGGAAATGCAACATAAATCATCAGTACAAGCTATTATTTATATGATAGATAATTGCGGAATGAGTCCAAGTGATATTGAAAATAAAACAAAAATATCACGTACTCAGGTATATAGATGGAGAGATGGTACGGTTAAAAAAGTTAGAACTAGCAGTTTATTTTCTGTAGCTACAGCGTTAGGATTCAAAATACACCACATTGATAATACTATAACCACTACTAGGAATAGTGACGACAACACTATTATAAGTAAAGGAGATAAAACTAAAATGGAACAACAGTTGCTTTATGAGCATATTGAATTGCTCAGAGACAAAGTGGCGCAAAAAACTGAGGAGATTGGCCACTTAAAAGAGCTTGTAAATAAAAAACAAGTTGAGTCTAATCACTGGGAGGCATTAGACTATGATTTTATTTGTAATGTGACTTTGTACAGAGATGGATACAAATTTGGCAGAGTCATTAACAAAGTTACTGATTTAGAACTTCAAGCTAAAAAACTAGGCTATTCTGTCGAAAAAATGAAATTTTTTTGGGATGTTGGGGTAAAGCATACAAATTTAGAATCACACCCGATTGATACTATTATCGATACTGAAACACACAATCAAATTCAAAAAAATATATCTACTATGCCATTAATTTTTGACGCAATGAAATCAGTTGTAGGTAATCACTACATTCCACAGCCGATCATATACAAGCATAAAAATGGCACAACTGTTGGGGCAATTAGCTACAATAAGATTGAATGGATGAGTCTGAAAGTTATTGCGAAAGTTAAATTTCTTACAGAGTGAGTAAAATAAGAAAACATAGTATGTATTAATAAATTTTTATCTAACAACAAAAGGACAACACCACATGGCATCAATTAATAAACATAAAATGGGTAATTACAGACTTACTCATAAAGATCCATTTACAAATAAATGGAAAGACAGTTATTATAAAACTAAAAAAGAAGCACTTTCAGCTAAAGCTACTTTTGATTATATTGACAATATGAAAAAAATTGGATCAGATGATTGGAAAAAGGTAGTTAAGCAACCACAAGAAGAGCTTACACTTGAGCAATTAGTAAAAGATTATCGTGGTAACTTTTTAGCGAATAAAACCAATAAAGGTACTATTAAGCGTAGAAATGCGTGCATTAGAGCAATGTATAGAGTTTTTGCTAAAGAAACTACTGTGCGTGAAATACGCTCACTTAAACGCACTATGATTCCAGATGGCGAAAAACAAGGTTGGGAAATATTCAAATCTCATCATGCTCATTTAAGTAGACACACTATTAATGGCTATCTAACTGAGTTAAAAGCAATGTTTGATTGGGCGCGTATGATGGAGCGTATTGACTTTGTAGTCATTAATAAACTAGATAAGTATACTGATGATGAGTTACCTGAGATTACACACCTGGAATGGAAACCTAGTCAAGCATATCAGTTATTATATGATGATCATTTAACTCAATACCATAAAGACTATATAAAATTATTTACACTCACTGGTTTGCGTATATCTGAATTATTAGGACAGAATACTAACTATCCAGAGAAAGAGTTTAAATGGAAACACGTTAATTTTGAAACCAATGAATTGAGTATAAGAGTTAAACGTAAGAAATTTCGTTTAGTGCGTACTGTACATGAAGATGTGATGGCAATACTTAGGAAATGGAAAGACAAAGGTTTTAAAAGACCATTAGACTTTAAATATTCTTATGTAAGAAATCACATTATTCCACAAATTAATATGGCACTAGGATTCAAGTTCACTACGCATGACTTACGCAGATTAAACGCACAATTAGCGCGTCCAGTGTTAGGCTTAGAAGATGCGAGTAAATCCATTGGAGATAGCACATTGTTAGTAGTAGAGAAACACTATGCTGGTATTAGTGCAAAAGAAATGACGCGTATAAATAACGCAGTCGTAGATCAATTAACCACAATAACGCAGACAGCAACTGCGTAATTTCGGTATATTTCGGTATAAATAGGTCTTTCACCTCTCAGAATTAATGGATTCAAAATCCATTGTCTGAAAAGACGTGCTGGTTCGATTCCAGTCATCGGTACTATCGAAGTTATGCACGAGAAACCTCACTTTTTAGTGAGGTTTTTTCGTTATATTACTTACTCTTTTGATTATTGAGTTAATGCAAAATAATGCATATAAATGCACCTTTTTTCGGTATATTTCGGTATAAGACTTTTTATACCGAAAACTAACTACATATATCTGTTACTATTTAAGTTACGCGTCAATTTACGATTTCACGCAGCGTGAGTGTACAACTGAATAGATCTGGACTAATTTCTTTAAACACTATAGGATCTATTAAGCGTACAAAACAAATCGTACCAGTGTATGCATCTGTACTATAAAAAAATGGATAACGATTCGTTACAATAGCCGCAAAGTTTTTTACATTAGTGGCTTCAGTATCACTTAAAAAATCTAAAGTCAATGTAATGATTTTACCTACTTTATGTGAACTCTTTACGTATTCATTATTGCCATATGCTTTTTGATATTTAGTACCAAATTCATAATTCTCAGACAAACCAACACTTGGCTCAACTGGTAATGTAAATTTATTTAAAAATAATAATTCGGATAAATTGCTAATAGTGTTGCCGTTAGCATGAAAAAAATAATAGCGCTTTGGTAGAGGTGTAATACCAAACACAGTCCAACCAGCACTAAAATCATCAGTAATGGCAGAAACACTAGTTACTGCGCCAGTAGCGTTAGCTGAATTCCATAAGGTAATGTTACCAGTTTCTGCGGCATTAAAATGTAACGCTGCGGTTCTACACGTTTTATCTGCTCCAAAGTCAAAGCGTATAGCATCATTTGATCCTACATCAGTGATTGGATTTGCAATAGAACCATCACGAATATAATGTTCATTCGTGATACTACTGGATGTTGCAAAGTTTGTACCCCCAGTTTCTGAATTTAGAGTTATTGTACCATCTGCGGTAGGCGCAGTGTAAAAACCAGAATTATCATAATAAAATGTACTCGCCATTATTCAAAACTCTCTCTTAGTTTAAAATTCACTGAATATGCTAATGGAGCAATTGCATTAAATACTAGTGGCGATGCCAAACGTACATAATGATTTGTAGAGCCATCATAATAAATAAATTTATATTTATTCTGAACTGTGCTTTGAAATGTATTAAGTAAATTTTTTAAAGATGTAGTAATAATTGGCAATGTAATGCTCCAAGTTGTGTGTGGAACGTCAATTTTATTACTATACTGAGTGCCATTATACGCAGTGTTAATCACCGTATTATATACTTCATTGTCTGTATTCTCAACTTCTGGTTGACCAATGTCTAGCGCAGTTCCCATAATCACTTCATGCATACCATCAAAAGTTCCATCCTGACTTCTTAATACCCAGTATCGATTAGTAGCTTCTGTAAACTCAGTTACATTCCAACCAATAGCACTTGAGTTTATATTACCACGATTACTATAACTAGCCGCTGAACTGTTGCTAGAATAAAAATATAAATCATTTGTATCAGCCACTGAATGATAGTTCGCAATAAAATCAATAGTCTTAACACCACCAAAATCAACTCTAATAACATCATTTGTTCCAAAACTACTAATCACAGTATCGGTAATACTATTACTATTAACATTAGCTTCATTTGTAACTTGACTTCCATCAGTAACTGTAAATGAATTATCAGATTGATCAAACGATCCAGCCGCCACTACCGTTGCATCATAATAACCATCTATACTATAGTATAACTTATGTGCCATTATGCTTTATGCACTTCCATTGCTTTAATTTTTAAACTATTGATACTGCGAGTGGTATCAGTAATTCTAAATTGATAATCAGTATAACTAGCAGAGCTATCACGCAATCTAAAATCAATTGGCGAGTCTGAAAATGTAATCATATCTCCTACTTCTAATTTATAATGTTGTGGATTTAATAATTCACATTCTACTAATACGCGCTGAAATTTATACAATGCTAATAAATTTACACCGCCTTCCACCTCATTAACCCAGTCATTATTTCTAATTAACGTGTTATCATTAGCACTAAAACCATAGTTACTTTGTTCAGTAGTATCTGTTGAGGTTGAACCAGATAAATAGGTATTTTTTACTGGATGCTTATCATAATTTGTTGTCACTGACCATAACATATCACTAAGTGGTATAGTTCCAAATTGTATATTTTTATAATCTGCAACTGTTAAATCAGCGGTAATAGCTTTGCTACTCGCATCTTCTATTAAATAATACACTTTACCATTACTAGGTTTTACATACGCAATAAACCCAGCTTCTTTTTGTAGCTTTAACAAAGCTTGATGTACAGTCATACCTGGATCAGTAATACTGCACCTTGTTAATCCATCACTATTAAAATTGCCTTCTACTGCTGCTTGAGTGGTGGCATCAATACTGCTAGATCCTGGGCCAAGATTGGTTAAAATATTCTCATGGACTTCTGTTGGCCCATGATCACTTATGTCTGTATCGTATGTAAGTGTGTTATCTAAACCAGTACCATCAGTGCCAATATATAATGTTTGTGGTATCTCTTGTGGATTGTATTTATTTGCGTTTTCATCAATAGGTATAAAGCACGTAAAATCTAAAAACATTTTCTGTATAACAGCAGTCTGTGTACTAGACGTTGCTTGCTGATAAAAACCTAAAATCACACCATTTAAGTTTGTACCTGACGCATTACTAGACCATACACTAGTCACATCTTTTTTTGATTCTAGTGAATTAGAAGTTAATTCTTGACTCCAGCTATTGCTAGTAGTTACAGTCTCATTTAATATAGTAGTACCATCTCCATTTTTAAGCCATATATAAACATTAGATCCTTGTGTAGATGTTCCAGTAATTCCAGCTTTGACTGTTTTAATTTGTCCTACTAATGCACCGCTATATTCTCCAAACGCACCTTTACGAGCCGTACCACCACCAGTCACTGCACACGTTACCGATGTACCAGTGTCATCATCTATAGTATTTGCTATTGCAACTACAGTTAAATTGGAAGCAGACACATCTCCAGATGCGGCGCTAGTATTAGCATATAAACGCACTGTATATCGAAAATACGCTTTATTAGTTGCAGTATCATCATCATTATTTACTACACACGTATTGGTGTCAAATTTATTATTTGTGCCACTTGATGCTTCTTCTATAGGCACAAAGCGATCTATCCCATCAATATAAATATGCGGTCTACCACCAGTATCATTAATACCTTCATCGTAATATAAAGAGTCTCGATCTTTGGCTATAAACTCTACTGGTCTTAGTTTTCTACTTGCACATACACTCGGACTAGCTTCAGTAGATGCATTCTCTGTGAAGTCTCCATAATGTAATGGGCGATAGCGTTTACTACCTGGAACATTATATCCAGTCAATGTAGCAATCTGTGCTTGCAATACTCTGTTATCTCTCCACGCTGTGTTATCTTCACATTCTACTGCAATTTCAGTGGCAGTCATGCTTGTAATACCACGCACACGACCAGTAAATACTTTTACACAATTATTAATATCATCTGTAGTATTTTCGGTAGCAAAGTAAATAACAACTGCTTGATTTCCACGCCTACCAAACGTGCTTTCATATCCATTATTTGCAATACGCAGTGTGATTGAATTAGTACGTGATGTATGATTACGAAAATTTATACTAGAAGTAATACTAGGCGAACTTAATAATCTACCATCATACGCTTGACCATCCACAGTGACATTACGAGTAGATAAAAATATAGTCGCACTTCCAGCAATAGATACTATTGGATAAATATCAGCATTATTACTTAGTGTATCTTTAAATGCTTGTGAAAATGTAAGCGCCATTACGCGTTGGCTTCACGCCTTAATTCATTTTTAATAAATGGTAATACTTTAGTGCGTACATGATCTTCATTACCAATCATATCCCCAGCAATATTAATCGTCAATCCACTACTTGTATTTCCAGTGCGATTCATATCTGCTAAGTTTTGTACGCCAATATTCTGCACTGCGGATCTACGCATAACAAATTCCCCAGCTTGAGCCATGATAGGAACATTGTCCTGGCCTTGTACTACTCCACCAGTGGCAAAGCGTTGCACACCGTTATTATGTATTAATCCACCAGTATGTGCGATTGCACCACCTATCGCAGAAACCAACGCACCAGCGCCACCTAATAATGGATTACCAGTTGCGCCACCAATAGTTTGCATCAATCCACCAATACCAGTAATAAATGATTTTAATTTTTGTTCTGCAGTAGCTTCATTATTTGCCAATGTTTTAAAGGCATTAGATAATGAATTTACTGCGCCAGCCGCCATGTTTAACGTATTAACTTGATCTGTTAATGTCTTAGATGTTTGATTGGTTTCAAGTTCTGTTAACTGTTCATTTAATTTCTTTAGTGCAGCGGTCACTTCTTCTGTAGTACCAATGGTTTCTCTATTGGCTTCTATCATAGCTATGGTGCTTTTTATAGCATTAATCTGACCTAAATTGGTACTACCTAATACAGATGCAAATTGGGATGTACGCTCTGCTAGAGATTGTACTGCTTTTTCTTCCTCTTCTTGTTTTTCTTTTAAAAATTTTGTCTCGTGAAATGTGTTAATTAATGCTTCAGCAAGTTTTTTTTGGTTTTCTCCTAAACTAATCGTTGCATCTTTACTAACAACTAAACGATCATTATGATCAATATATACATCATTTAAATCATTAAGATTTTCAACCATAAAATTATAAGTTTCATTACTTAAACCTAATTCAGTAACAATATCTTTTAATAATTTTTGTTTAGTTATTAAAATATCACGTTCTTGTTCTCCAGACACCAATATACTTTGATTAAATAACTCAGCACTAGTTGCGTTTATCAACGCTAGACGTTCTTTTAAATCAATCTCATCTTGTAAAAGTTTTTTGCGTGTATCTGCTGCGGATTTTTCTCTTTCTAAGCGATCCTTTTCTAGCTTTTCTCTTCTTTCTACTTCTTTAATAAATGCTTCAAGTCTTCTTACATCTAACTTTTGTGCATCACTTAATGTGCGCCCAAGTCTAATTTGTTCTTGTATTACTAACGATTCGCCATCTAATACCGCTAATCTAAGTTCTAACTTCCTAGTCATTTCCTCATATGACTGAGTTATTTCTTTATTTTCTTCTATTAATTCTGAACTAGCACTTGAGCCATTTTTTAATTGATTAATAAATTCTTTTAATTGTTTAGCATGATCTACAAGAGCATCTTCACTATCTTCTGTACTTTTAGCTAAATGATCAAACGTACCAGCAAATTCTGCAAACTTATCAATACCAAATAATGTGACTGCAATACCAATAGCTTTTAATACTTTTGTCCAAGATGCCATAAACGCCACTAGTGTAATCGTTTGTGTCTTTAAAAATCCAAATGCAACAGCTAATGAACCTACCGCTAAAGATGCTTCTGCAATTTGTTTTACATCAATACTTCTAAAAAATTGTTCAGTCAGTTTTATTAAGTCTGTAAGTATAGGTAAAACACTTTCGCCAATAGTAGCAGCAAAACGCGTCATAGCATCTTGCATATTCGACACTGCTCCACTATAGGTTTCAGACAAACGATCTGCACTACCAGCAATACGTCCATCTGGATCTGATAAGGCTTCTAACATAGCCACTCTAAACTGAGGTAATGTGAGCTTTGTTAGATCATCAATACCTTTAAAATCTTTAATAAGTGTAAGTATGCCTTTTTCGCGAAACACGTCAGCCGCACCTTGTCCTCCAGCAAACGCACGACCTAAAGAACTAGCTGCATCTACTGCGGTTGTACCCATAAAGGCAGCTAAATCTGTAACTGATTTTAATGTAGCTTGAGAATCAACACCGAATGCTTCTAGTGTAGCACCAGCACTTACAACATCTTGAAGTTGAAATGGTGTTTTAGATGCAATCTTGTTAAACGATGCAAAGGCTTTTTCTGCTTCTTCTACACTACCAGTTAATCCTACTAAGCGAGTTTTAACGTCCTGAAAACCAGATGCGGCATTAACAAATTTATTCATTATAGCCACTGCGCCACCTACGGCAAAGGTATAAACAAGAATCTTATTACGCAGTGTACCAAGTTCAGCAATCAAACCTTTAGTTTGCTGACGCATACGCTTTTGTGTGTCTTTAAACTGCTTAGTGTCGGTGTCTAAGCCTTTAATATCCTTACGTGATCTGGCAAAGCCTTTAGACCTTACTTCAATAATAAATTTCTTATCAGCCATTATTTCTTCTCATTAATGATTGCGTTATACTCTTCATCTATAGCCGAAAAGATGACTAGACGCTCATATTCTGCGTCATCTATGTTAGTTGCAAATGGAATATTAAATCGCTTCATAGACATATACTCTTCCATCGTTATATTGGTTTCAGAATTGCAAAAATAAGAAGTGTCTGCGCAAAATAATAAATTATAATAAAGAGATGCACCAGGTGTAAACTTACTGCTTGAATCTTCTGCTAAAATACGATCCACTTCGTTCCATAGTTCATCCTCAGTAAATGTAATGACTTTGTTTAAAGTCGTTGATTTTGCTTTGTATGGAAAAACTAGATTGCGAGATGGATTTCGATTGTAAAACATCCAAACCGCTACACGGTGCAAAATTACTTTTTTTTAGATGGCTCTTTATATGCGTTGTAAATCTTCATTAATACTGAATCAATTGCATTATCATCTAGCTTACCTAGTTTAGACTCTGGATCTGCAAATGCAAAGTTTAATACCCAGTCTAAAACGTCAAAAAATTTAGACGCATTAATCTCTCCAGTCGCACTGACTGCTTTTAATTCTAATTTATGAAGTTCTCTACGAGCTTTAAATGTTATCGGATTAACATTAAAATTTCCATGATCTGTTTTTACTGTCATTATATTGTCTCATTATATGAGTCCTACGCAGAGTGATAAATTTTAACTATCGCCACCAGCACCAGCAAATTTAAAGATTGCGGTTGAAGTTGCTCCTGTATACACGGCTCTAAATGGTAGTGTCATTTTCCATCCATCTTCATCTAATGCGTTTGCGGCAGTATCGTTCATACACTGAGGTATTTCAATTTGGTACACTCCAGTATCTAAATCCAATGCTACGGTACTTTGACCTTCTGCACTAGCTGTTAATGCAAGATCGTCACGCTTACACGTCAAACTACCAGTGACTTCGTATGGGCCAACTGAGTAACCAAATGGTTTAAACGCTCCACCATCTTGATGTCCAACTCTAGTTACAGTACGTGCAATATTAACTTCAAATCCAAATAAGGTTAAATCTTGACTTGCGTAATTTGTTGCTGTTAAATCATGCATATTAAACATAGTTTGTTGATCGCTGACTGAGGTAGCAACTGTGTGTCCTACATTAGTGGTAGCAGTAGGTAGGTATGCGGTAACAAATGTTGCAGTACACATGACCACTCCCGCATTACTACCAATGTCTCCAGAAAAAGAAATACCAGTACACATTGCAGAAGTAAACACCATATCTTTATCTGTACCAGCGACAGCAGCGTGACCACCATTTTCTATAATAATAGACACTGGTTTTGTATTCGTTGTGTTATCTGCGAATACAGATGTGGTTGGCATATTACCTAATAAAGCAGAAATTCCTCCAGATGCTCCATCTTCATAAAGATTTAACAATACTCGCTTAGTGGCTAGATCTGTACAATGAAATGTCATTGAAATTTCATACATACGATCATGCCTTCTTGCCTTAACCATATCATCACTTTGTGTTGATCCACCAGAACCGATCCTAAATGGCGCTACATCTAGAGTTTGACCACCAGAACCAATATCAGTAAATGAATACTCTGTACACGGCATCTCTACCGCTGCACACGCTTGCACTGCTGGCGTTCCCATCGTGGCTTCTGTTCCAATTAATACGCGAGTATTTTTTGTTATTTGAAAATTTACACTAGCCATTATTTATCTCCTTTAGGCGGTTTGACTTCATCTAAGCACTTCTTCAACTTCTCTGGAAGTTTACCACTATAATTAATTTGCATACCTTCTAATAACCAGATGTGTTTAGATGCACAGCCTAAGCCTAACATATTATCTTTTTCTGGTAAATCTTTATAGCCTGGCTTCGCTTTATATTGCTTACTCATACTAACTCCATAGTTGTACATGAGAATACAAGTGATGCGCTGAGTAAACTTGTATCATCTTCATTTTGTTCATAATTAATGCTCTCTACACTTGCATTGTAAAATTTGACATCACTTGACACTGAATAGGTCTTGTTATTATATATTAAGCGTTTTAAACGCTCCATAATCTGCGCAATTTGTTTAAAGTTATTTTTAGTATATGTGCCATTAGTTTTTAATTGATAATCAATAATAACATTGTATTCTCTACTCTGACCGCTTACAAATAGCTCTTCAATATTATCAGCACTAGGTGTAATCAGAAAACTTTGATTACCTTGATGCTCGTCAAAATGAATTGGTATATTAAATTCATTTGCAATAATCGAATGCAAACTATCTATAACTCGATCATAGATGACATTTTCATACGTAATTGCCATCTACTTATACCTTAATAGATGACATCTCATCGATATAACTGACCTGACTTAACCGATCCAATTGGAATGCTATCACTTTGAAAAGTTATGCTCCATTCATCTGACGCAGTATACACCCCAGCTTGAAAACGTATTTGCGCTCCATACGCTAGGTTTTGATAATCTCCAGTAACACGCTCTGCGTCTACCACTTTCTGCATTCTTAATCCATCTGAATTTTTAACATACACATCATAAAAAACTGGAGATTGTGTGCCAGGTGTGAATGTGCCACCAGTCGAAATAACCACTCGAACTTCATCATAATCAGTGTGCGGTGGGCCTTGTATTTTAATATCTTCAATATAACCAGTAGTATTTCCATTTAATGCAATCTCTGCTATAACTCCACTTTCGGATCTATAGCTAGTTTCATTCCACATGACATATTGCTTTTGTTTTAATTTAGTAAGTAATCCATCTTCGCCAAGCGCCATCTCTTCTAGTATATCTGCGCGCTCTACATCACTGCTTCTTACTAAGTCTGCGCACGCTAATATTGCGTTAATACGAATTACGATAAAATCATACGCTCTATCCGATGCACCTTGATAATTAGAATTCCCACGTTTATATATCGGTCTATTTAAATAACTACGCATATGATCTGCTTGCTCTTTACAGACTGTAGTTTTAAGTGTGTCCCAATCTTGACCACCTTCAAATACTGATGAGTTTAATGCTGAGACACTAGAATTCGCTAAAAAATAGGTTAATACATCTGTGTTACTATTATAATTTGCTTCGCCATCTGCGTTAGGTGTATCGGTAACCATACTAAGTTCTGCACCATCTTTATACGCTAACGATATATATCCAGTATTAGTGAGTTGATAAAGATTTGTAGTACCAGTCGTTGCCCAATTTGGTGCAAGCACTCGTTTTCTATCAAATTGATCTATATCACTTACAACGGCTTGTAAATCTGTATTATTATTGCAAAATGCGGTTTGATAACTCATGCGAAGGCTACTCCAAATTGACTAGGTAAGATTGTTACATCTGGTACTTGCGTAGTGATGATAAGCGCAATAATTAAACTAGTGACCATATCTGGATCATTTGTAGGATCATCTAAATCTCTACATAGCGATTGTAATTCTCGCATCACTTCTATTAAACGATCCATTTTCATAGCATCATCCATATTGCTGCACTATTTCCATATAGTGTTCAGGTGTTGCTTTACCTTTATATGTATTGTAATATTTTTTATAATACACTGATTGGTCAATTAATGTTTGTGGAAGTGGTTTTGGTACGCGTCTATAATGCAATCTACACATTACTATTTGCGCGGCTAGGTTAGTGGTAAGTATAAACTTCCATTTCTTTTCATTAGGTAATGTAAAGTGCGACCAATCTAATTCACATACTTCAGCCACTTTTTTCATTAACTCTTCACGATATTGTAAATAATTTTCTATAATATCTACTGCTACCCACGGTTCACATTGAAACACGCCACGAGCTGGGCCTTTTATTTGCTTTAAATAAACATATTTACTTTCAACTAAACCAGTATTATATACCAGATCTAATGCTTTAGGCGATGCATACTTATCTCCTAGTTCACTAAGAACGTGCTTTATCACTTGACGCATTTGACCTGGATCAATCATTTCTTTTTAGGCATTAACTTCTTTTTTTTCTTTTTAAAGTTAATCTTCTTTCCATATCCTTTTTTACTTGGCATACTAACTCCTTTTCTTTTTAATTTTTTTAATCTTACCACTACTAGTGCGCGCAAACTTGTGAGTCTTAGTCTCACGAATAAGTGTACCACTGTAGCGTTTACCACCAAATGTCCAACTTACTTTCTTTGCCATATTACCATTTTACCTTGTTTGACCAATAAGCTGCACTCATGCGACCTTTGGCAATGTTCTTAGCGTGTCTTTTTTTAAAACTTCTACGCCTTGCTCTTTGTGCTGCACTTTTAGGCTTCTTCCCAGCACCACTAACTCCTTGTTGTCCAAATCGTATCAAACGTATTCTACTTCCAACTTTAGCCAACACCGCGTGACTTTTAGTCTTATGACTTCTAGTGCGCTTTGGTTTATTATAACCAGAAAATTTTATTCCTCGATACGTGATCAATCTGCTTTCCCACCCATAACTTCAGCTACACTATCTGTACAAGCATCTGCTATGTTTTTAAAGAACGCAACTTCTTCAGCTTCGTTCATTTCTGGTAGATTAATGGCACTAGCTAATTTTTTAGCTAATGCATTTTCAAACGCATCAGATTGAATTTTTTCCATCAACTCCTTCATAAACATTGAGATGATTTTCTTTGCGAATTTCTTCATTTCTTTTCCTTTATATTTCTTATCAATAAAACTATACTTAATAGCGCTACAACGATCTGTAATATTTCATGCACTCCACTAAAGTTTAATGCGTAGTTCCCAAAACTAATCGCTGCAACTCTTACACTATCCATTATAGACCTTTTCCATTAATACGTCCTTTTATATAATTCAGAGAATCGGTTACATCATTGATTTCTGTAATGATACTAGATTGTCTACGTTCAGATGATTCCATTAATTTTTCTGCACGCCTTTCAGAGTTATTATCACTCTTGTTATGTCTCTCTATTAGCTTTACTACAATTTGCGTTTGTGATTCGATCTCTTTTAAAATCTCTGCTATGTCTTTGCTCTGACCTTCATTTAATACTGTGAGTGTCTGTAAACTTTCAGCCTGACTAGATGCGCGCGTATTCATAGTATAGATTAACCATAAAAAGCACGCCACTATACAGCCAGTAAGGCCAATATCTCCATAAAGTGTTGCAAATTCTTGTAGCATTTATTTCTTTTTCCACGGATTTAATTTTTGATAAAATTTCAATTCTTCTTGCAATGCGGCAATGGATTTAGCTTCAGCCAGCTCATGTTTAGTAAGTAAGTTCCTAATCTCTGCATTTGCTGATAATATTCCATTCTCAAGATTTTTAATTCTGGTTTCGATACGCCAATAACCGTATACAAGGCTACACACCAATACAGTAAGCTGTAGTAACCATTTGAGGTTAATGCTGATAATAGCATTGTCATCAAGCACGTTAGCACGATAAGACCTAGCAGTTTGAACATCATTCACTTACCAACTCTACTAATTCATATTGGGCATGATAAAAACACCAATTTTGTCCAACTCTAATATCGTGATAATAATGAGTTATAGAATCTTGTATAACTTCATCAAACACTGAGTCATTAGCACCGTCTAAATTGTATCCCATTACAGACCAGCCACTGCAACCATTAACTACTGTAACCATTAATAATGTTAGTACTAAGAAAAGCAAATAATATGTTAGTGCTTTCATTTCACTTTTTGACATAAACATACTTTACTGGAATATCATAACTAGTACTTCTATTGTTCATCTTTCTACAACCTTATTATTTATTAATTTATGTTTAACAATGTCAATGCGCCCATGACCAGACTCGTGCAGTTTTGCACACTCAGCCACATAAGCCAATTCTATAGTTTGAAATGAATCAGATTTAGTTTTTATTTCATCATCTACCACTAGAAAATATTTTTTACTATTTGGATATGTTAACGTCTTAGACTCACTTAACTTTTTAACCATTCCTGGATTTTTATTTAAATGAATCACTACGTTGTGATCTTGAGCGCATTTACGAACTATCATTTAAGCAGCAGACTCCATAGCTTTTTTAAGCTCTTTAACGCCTTGCTGATGCTTTTCATTAAAGACTTTCAATGTAGCACTTAGCTGTTCATTTACGTGCAGATTTGTAGCTAGTTTATTGTTTAGGTCGTTAACGTGATTTTGGTTTCTAGCTACTTCATTTGCTAGTTCTT